CCTGTGGCGATTACCGGGTTATTTTCCGGGGTTTTTAATGCGTCGTAATTGGTCGTAGCGATGTCGTGCCAATCCGCTACCGTGGGAGCAACGGCGTCCACCACGTTAGCAGACTTAACCCCCCGGAGTGCGTTGACAATGCCTGTCGCGCCACGGCTAGCAAGACCAACGCCAGCGCCACCGACAAGACCTCCAATAAGAGGGGCGATTGTGCTTTTGGGGAATAGCTCATTGGCTGTTTGCGCCCCCACAGCAGGCAACGCAACGGAGAGCGCTCGAGGGATAAGTCCCTCCGGTCCGAGGGCGGCGCCGCTAGTAAATTGGCCGAGTGTTTTGGCATATCTCTGCCCCATGGTTTGCGGTTGGAAATTCTCGTCTTTTACCGTCCCTGGCGTTAGATACTCTCCCGGCACAGTCAGGTAATTTCCCTGTTCGTTCTTGAGCGGCTTTGACGTGTCGCGCGTCTTTATGCCAATGGCGCGCATACCGGCGCCCATCAGATCGCCAATACCGCCAACAAGCTCTGCCCCAGGCGCTGCGCCTTCCTGAACGCCTGTCAGGAAGGCGTTGTTGAACAAGCTTTCCTTTTGCGGCGGGGCTGGTGGCGGCGATTTCTCTGCCCCACCCGGCGCAAGCCCACGGCTTCTGGCCTCTGCCAAGAGCGCAGTCTGATCTGGCGGGAGCAGCCCACGCTTTTCGGCTTCCAACATAAGTGCGAGGTCAGCCATTACTTAATGTCCAACTGTGCTTTGATTTGCGCGTCTGTGAGGTGCGAGTACGAATTACCAACAGGATTTGTAGGATCAGCGCCCGGCCCTGGAAGCGGCGGCACATAGCCCATGTTCGGGGCCGCATTCACGCCGCTGTAAGTGCCGCCTGTAGCCCGCCCCAAGGCACTGGATTGGGCCGAACTGCGCTTACGCATTTCATAGTGCATCTGCCCAAGCACAGCCTGGATGGTGCCAGAATTGTAGCCTTTGAGGATACGCTTTGCAGCTTCATTGCGGGCAGCGTCGGAAGACGGAGCGCCTGTCGTGGCTCCTGTCATCACGCGAGCATATTCGTTAGAGAACGAGTTAATGCCGTTGACCAAATTGGCCGCATCCGGATCGTTCGTATGCTGTTTCGCCCACACAGTAAGGTCGTTAATGCCCGTAATGTTTGACGGTCCGGCGGCACCCTTCTGCAGCAAGCCTTGCAAAATAGCCGCAGCGCCGTTTGCGGTATCCTCGTTGATCTGCGTCTGGATCTGCGTTTTTGCACCAGACGTAGCGGCGGCAGTGCGGGCATGAATGCCGATGCCGGTATTCACAACGTCATTCATTGTCAGGCCCATAGTCCCGAGCTTGTTATGAACGGCTTGGAGAACCTGCCCTTGCATGGCCTGATTTCGAGCGTTAGGCGGGAACTTGCCGCCCGTGGCAATGAAGTAATCTGCCGCAGTACCAACGGCGTCAGGATTTCGTGCTGTAACATCGGCAAGCGCCTGCAACCGGGCAGCAGCAGTATCGCGCGCTAACTGTACCTTATAAGGCATTTCAGCCTTAGCCTTTAGTGCAGCGCCTTGTGCGTCGTATTCCTGCGGCGATAAGCCAGAAGCCTGCTGCGCCGCAAATTTCGCCTGCTGCTCAGGATTTAGCTTGGGCGCAGCCGTTACCTGCGGCGTTTGCTTACCAGCCAGTTCTGCGCCGTACTTGTCCAATAATGCTGTGTCACCAGTATTCAACGCCGCCTGCAATTGCGGCTTCACAGTATCAGGCGCAGACGCAAGAATGGCCTGATAGCGGGGCAGATTATCCAGATACTCTTTCTTCTTCTGCTGCACACCGATTAGGCCAGTCTGCTGGTCGATCTTGCCCTGCAGCGTCGTAGGATTGTACGCAGCGTAATACTGAGCCTGCTGGTCGAGCTTCGCCAGATAAGGCGAGGCAGGCGCGGCGTCAGCCGGGGCCGTGGCGCCAGCCTGCACAGGGGCCGCCTGTGGGGAGAGCATGTACGAGCCAGTTGGCGTACCTTCGGCATCGACAGGCGGGGCGGCAGACGGAGCCGTGGGCGCGACAGGGCCAGCGGCAGAAGGCGCCTGATCGCCACCCAAGCCAAGCCAGTTCGCCGCGCGGCTGAATACGCCATGCTGAGACTGCGCGGCAGGAGCCGTAATGGACGCCATAGTGGCGGGGTCTACGTTTGAACCTGCCATCTTAGCCATCAGAGCATCCGATAGCTTTGAGTTGCCGTACTGCTGCGCCCGATCTTCTGCCTGCCCGGACAGATACGCGCCGCCAAAGCTATTCAGCCCCTTTGCCAACGCAGCCATAGGCGAGATAGGCGCCGAAATACCACCCGACGACGACACCGGCAATTCCTGCTGCCCCATCTGCTGGAGCATTTCCGCGAGCTTCTGCTGCCGCTGGATTGCAAGCAATTGCGGATCGTAGGACGATGCCGACGTGAGACTAATATCAGCCATTACCCGAATAACCCCCTAGCAAAACCGCCTGGCGACAAACCGGCACCGGCAAGGCTGCCAAGCCCGCTGTATAAGCCACCGACGCCCTGCATCTGCGAATTGTAAACTGATGTGTTGTAATTGCCCTGCGCTTGCGCCCCCTGAAACACCGGAGCTGGCGCAGCCTGCGAGCCATTATAGCTCTGGAACTGCGGGTTCTGGATCTGAGAGCCAGACATGAGCGCCGTGATCTGGTTAAGCGGCTGGTTGTACTGCGCGAGCTGCTGCTGGTACGCCTGCAACGCGGCCTGATTGCCAAACTGCGCCGCACCGAGGCCCTGATTGTACTGCTGCCCAGCCGCGTTGTTATAAAGCCCCGCAGACGTTGCGCCCTGCCCGTAGTTCTGACCAATGGCCTGATTAGCGAACGCAGCGTTGTTCGCTGCCTGACTGTATCCCTGCTGGTTGGCGCTCATGTCAACGCCAATGCCTTGTAGCGCCGCCTGGCTGTACAGGTCATTGTTGCTCTGGTCGCGGGTGCGCATGGCATTGTTCCACGCCTCACTGCCGGACGTGATGCCCTGGTTAGCAAGCTGCTGGTCCTGCGCCGCGTTGTTCTGGTTAATCTGCGGCTGCAGCCGTTGCAGGATAGCCTGCTGCGCCGTCATGCCAGCGTTGACCGGCATCTTGGCGACGCCCGATGTATCAATGTTGCCAGTGGCCTGCCCGTACTGCCCTGCTGTGGGGCCGTAGTTAAGCGGCTGCGATCCATTGATTGACGTTTGAAGGCTAGGACCGTTGTAATTAAATGGCGTCCCCAAAACGCCCTGCGCCGTGCTGAGGCCCTGCTGCCCAAGGTCCGCAAGCCCGTACTGCACACGCTGTTGCGCGTCTAGTGTCCGCTGTGCCTCTGGCGTGAGCGATTGCGTAATGGTCGGCTGGTAATTACCGCCGGGGCCGGACTGGTCGTAGGTGACGGTCTGGTTGCCGTAGGGGCTGATGACGTTGGGGTTGCCCAGCGACGTGTTGGATACAGCCGTGTCCTTGTTCGCCACGCCCTGCGCCGTTGCGGCTGCTGCGTAGTCTGGTGCTGGTGGTGCCGCCGGTTTCCCCACTACACACTCCTCCAATATGTACCGTTGCGTATTTTTCTAGTCGTTGATGGATCAACACCAAACATGCGAGCTAAAGGCTTGTTAGGCCCTTCATACGCTCGTATGGCGTATATCTCAGCGGTAGTAAATTTTGCTTGCGCATGATTTTCGCCCATTGCTTGCCGTTTCTTAGATACCTTGTCCCTGCAATTGTCGTCGTTAGTCCCAAGGAAAAGGTGGTCAGGATTTACACAGGCCGGCGTGTCGCACTTGTGCAGAACATGCATACCTTCAGGTACGTTGCCGTGCGCAAAGCGCCATGCAAAGCGATGAGCTAACCGCTCTTTCTCCGCATGAGAATACCGGAAAAACCCATAACCTTTGTGCATTAAATGGCCAGTCCAGAGATGACACCCGCTATTAGGGTCAACCATGACCTTTTCGTAAAACCGCTCTAGCGGGTCGCGCTTACGCATAGGCTGCTCCTAAGTATCTGCACTCGTTCTTAGCGAGGCTGTATATGATTATATCACCAGCGGGCGCCGCATCACGAATGCGCGCCTCCTCCGTAAAACCAAAATGCCTTACGAAATGATTGCTTTTCACATTGTCGCTCTGCACGGGCAAAATCACTTTGTTGACCCCGCATTGCTCGTATGCGTAACGAAATATCGCTCCGATGAACTTGCGGGTAAGCCGTCCTCGTACCGCCATGTGCGCAACGACGGATCGTTTATTCCAGTTTTCATAGATAACGCCCGCAACGATTTCGCCCGTTTCTTTTTGCAAACCAAGAGCGGTTGACGTTTTTTCGCTAAAGCAACCATTTGTCTGTTCCGCAACCCAATTACCAATAATGGGACCGCACACAATGTTCGCCATCATATACCCGCCCAACCGGCTTGGTACACAACGTCTGTAGAAGCCCATTGTATTTCTATGCCGCTGCTGGCGCTTGCAAACTGTATGGAGCCGCAATAACCAATGCCCGTGCAGCCCTGCCAATTGTTATTAGGCATGAGCCCATGGCCCCAAGTGCTAATGCCCCAAAGCCCAATGCCCCACTTTAGGGACGACGTTGGCGTAAAGCTGAGCGGCGTTCCGGTAAATATCGTGTTAAAGTCCACGTTTATGCCAACGCTGACGGTCGGGAAACCAGACGAAAGCACGGCCGGGCGCAGCCGCGTAAAATACTTTACAATGCCGCGCTGCCCAAAGTAGTTAAACGCCTGTTGGCCGATGGTGTTGATGTTCGTGTTGTTGTCGGCATATGTCGTGTCAAGCGCCCGTACAACCACGCCATTGCCGCCGTAGTACGGCAAGTCGCCAAACAGATCCCAGCAATTGGCCGGCATACCCGTAAAGTTGCACCACGACTTGGTAATGGTGTTCATCACATACTGCTGCTGCGATCCAACACTAATTGGCACGTTCAGGATCAGCATGTTGTCGGCCGGGTAGCTAAATATCTGCCAGCCCGTGTTTGTGCCGTATGTCGATGACGCCAAGGATATGGCGTTCTGGATCTTGTCAGATAGCGCCACACGCGGGTCCAGGCGGTCGCTTTGCAGCGCGGCTGACAATGGCAATAGCCCGTCAAGCGTGTTGACAAGCAGATCGCCGCCCCATTTCAAGGTGCAGCGGTTTGTAACTGGGGCGCCAAACTGCCATACGCCGACCAAGGCCCAGGTGGCCGCGCTGGCCGGGTCCGTGCCGCGGTATATGATGACTTCGCCGTTGTTCGTGATGATAACAAGCATATCATCTAGCCCAAACCCGGCGTCGGTTGTCCAAACGTCAATGGCAACAACGTAGCCGCCCTTGCGGGCTACCGAACGCAAGTCAATGTATTGTGCCGCGCCGCCAATGGATAACGTAGGCAAATACCACAGCTTTAGCGTGTTTTTCTCTGTAAACCAGACGCGGTTCTTAAAGAGCAAAACGTCGTTCAGGCCGGTAGTTGTGACGCCCGTAATGGCTGGTGTCGAAGCGCCGTCAATCGGCGTCCAAGTCGTGCCGTCAAATAGCAACGGCTTGTCAAAGCCATTGACGCAGTACATATAATTGCCGCCAGACGTAGCGACATTGGTGTACTCCCACAGCGCGTTCGTAAGCCCCGTAACTTTAGCCGCGCCAACCGCACCAGCCGTTGTTACATCATAAATGCTCCTGGCCGTGCCATCTACGGCGTACATCTTCTGTGTGGCGCCGCCATTGTACACAAACAAAGACTGGATCTGGCCAGTCATGCCAGTAGCCCAGTTCGTGCTGCCGCCGCGAAGGTTAACAGACGTAGGCGTTGGAAACAGGTTGGTTAATGTGACCGCATCCATTTGCTCCATGTTCGCAAGCGCGTCGCGCGCATTCCAGCCGCCAACTGGCGCCGGTACGCTGTCAACGCTTGTCCGCGTACCTTGGACGGGTTGACTGTAGCGGCGGGGCCTCATAGTATGCCCGTAGGGTAGGTATGGGAGAAACTATGGAAAAATGGCGCGACGTAGTGGGTTTTGAAGGTATTTATGAGGTTTCGGACGGTGGGAACGTCCGGTCTAAACTTAGCGGAAAGCTCAAGAAATTCACGCTTAACAAAAAGGACGGGCGTATTTTTTTGCTTCTTTGGCGAAACAACAAGCCCAAAAACAGAAAACCGCACACGCTGGTCTTGGAAGCGTTTGTCGGCAAGCGGCCAAGAGGGAAAGAATGCTGCCATTACGACGGAAATCCGCAGAATAACCGCCTCGAAAATCTTCGCTGGGACACACCAAAAAACAACCAAGCTGACAGAATACGCCACGGCACGACAAACAGAGGTGAACGTTGCGGCACTGCGAAACTTACTTTGGAGCAGGTCAAAGAAATACGCGAAGACAACAGATTGCAGCGCGAAATAGCGGTTGACTACGGCGTTCTTCAGAACACCATTAGCCGCATTAAATCTGGAAAACGCTGGGCTTACGACTAGCATTACGACACCGGGAAACTATCGGGGATATTGTCGTACCCTATCAATACCGTGCCAGGACGAGGCGCAAACGACAAATTTGCTGCTGACATATTCAAAGATTGCGCAGCTTCTAATTCATCTTCGTAATTGCGGCGCATGTCTGTGGTATCAAATCCCTTTGCGGAAAAATACTTAAGCTTAGTAAAGTTAACCATCAGCCGGTCAGGGTAGATGCAAGTGTCTGTATCTACCGTAAAGCTGGTTTTCGCCACTCCGGCCGCGGACGTTGCCCAGCCGTTGCTACGGTATTCAAAGCCCAAGTTCTCGCTATTGGAGAAGCCTGGCCAGATTTGGAAATAGCTGCCGTACAAGCGCCAACGGACGCGCGGGCCGGTCGAGATGTAGCCGCTAAGTATCCATTCCCACTGCTGGGCGCTTTCCGGGCCAAGCATTTCCCAATGCTTGCTCTTGTCCCACTGTGTACGCGGGATAATGGCTTCGTAGTCAGACGGCAGCGCGTACTGTACCTTCTGGAAGTAGATCGTGCCGCCAGTAACGGCATTGGTCGTGTTGCTGCCAATCGTAACCTGCGTGGCGCTGTCAACGCTGACAATGAACGTGGAGTTAGGGACGCCAGTGCCAACGACCATATAAGTCGTGTCAAGACCGGCCGTGGACGGGATACCAGTAATCGTCAGCGCATTGCTGGCGTAGGTGCCCGTGGTGGTCGTGTACGACGTATAAAAATAATACGGCTTTGTTAGCTCGCGCCAAGGAAATTTGCGCAGCAGTTCGTAACCGCAAGCGTTCATCAACGCAAGGAGTTGGACAGTATCCTGAGATGTACTAGAGGCTACCGCTGTGGGCGATTGTATTCCTAGTTCATTAGCTGCCTGTTGCACCAACTGCAACATCGTCGTCGTTGACATCGCTATCTACTTTCTTAGGCCGGCCAGGCTTACGCGGAGTAAGCATCGCCTGCAACGCGGCCATCTGTTCCTTCATCTCAACAAGTTCGCGCTGCGTCTTTGCGTGTTCGTCAGACACAATGTTGGCGTTCTTGCCAACAAGGTAAGCCTGCGCCCGCGTACGCATACCGGCAGCGCCCATGCCAATCTTCTGCAACTGCTTGTCATTGGCCGTGGCAATCTGTTCAACCGTCTGGAACTTGAGGATTTGCATTTCCTCAAGCTCGTTGCGGGTGAACTCCTCCGGGCGGTCCATATGCCAAGTGTTCAGCAGCGTCCCGATAACCTGACCTTCAGCGTTGTCCATCTGATACGCTAGCCAATGACGCGGGAACCGTGCCTTGTCTTCTGAGCGTACAAACCGATCAATGATGTTCGTCCTGTCGCCCGGCACAACAATGCGAATGAAGGGGACGCCTTCATAGCCCTTGAGTGTGCTTTCGTAGAACGTAACGTGCAGTTGATCGTCGCCGTGCTGAATATCGCTGTCGAGAGGCATGTAGTCTCCTTGTTACGTTGCGGTCAGGGCAACAGAGCCGCACCAGTGCGTGGCGCTGTCGGCAAAGAAAATGGCCGTCTTGGTGTTACCGACCTGAACGCCAGTCGAGCCGGCGACGGCAGAGTTCATGGTGACGCCAGAGGTTTCGTTGGAATAAACCTGCAAGGTCTGGCCGCTCAGATTGTAAATCAGGATCATGGCGCCAGCTTCGCACGGCGGCAGCTTCAAGCCAGTCGAAGCGGACGAGGTGGTGATAGCGTTGAAAACAGACGAAAGCTGCAAGGCGGTCGCCTGGGTCGAGCCAACGGCAACAAGCGCCGTGCCGGCATCGCCAGCGATGGCAACGGTGGCCAACGGCGAATTGCCAGCGGCTAGGATGCGGGATGGGATAGACATATTGTAGTCCTTTCTAGGCCGCTAAGGCGGCAATTAGGTTTTGCTGGGTAATGGCCCAAAGCAAGCCATCGCAATCAAGTGTAATAGTGCAGCCCATATCCATGAGGTCATCACAGAGTTTGGGGAAATTCTGGGCCTGCTTTGTCAAGCAGAGCGTGGAGATGTACGTCTTTCCGCCGGTTGTGACGGTAACACGTTCGCCAGCAGTAGGCATATGTGCAATTAGTTCCGCCGGGAAAGACGGTACGGCGTAAGCATGACTAGCCTCATTTTCATAAGAACTATCATAACCGTAGCAATGGAGCGTCCTGTAACCCATTGAATACGCTAAACACATGCTGGTTAGGCCAACAGTTACGCCGCCTCCAACCATGCAATAGCTATCATCGTGTTCTGGAATATGCTCTTCAATGCCAGCAACCGCAAAATGCCACAAAACCGGATCCGGGACAGCGGCAAGGACAGCCGGGTGGCATTGTGATGCCACCAGATACTCCTTAGCCTTACCGATGTACGCCGTCAGAAACTCCTGCGGGTCAAGCAGCACCTGATAATCCGGGGTGATCCCGTTATCGTTAAGCAGCTTGCACACGCCATTAAGGGCAAATATCTTCTGCCCTATCTCTTGACGGTACTTAATAGCGTCAATTCTGGAACGCAATGAGGGGCCGCCGGCCACAAGCACGGCGACCCCATCATGCGGGTCAACGCTCTTCGCCCAACGCCGCGTGGAGGCACAATTCTCGCGTACTTGCGAAAACAGTTCTTCATCCGGCGTAATGCAAAAAACGTCAATTTCCATTAGGTAATGCGTCCCTGCATATGCGGACGGTTGATGACAATGACGCAAGTGGTCGTAGCAGAAGCCACAGTGCCCGACGCAGACTTGCGCGCGCTCTGAATTTCCTTGCCGGCGCCAGCCGACGAGGAAGCCACGATACGGCCAGTCGAGGACGAAATGCCCACGGCCAGATTGCCCGCGATCTGATGGTTGGTCTGCTTCAGAACAACGGCCGAACCGCTGATCTGATACCAACCAAACGTGGTGGCCGTCGTAGCAGACATGGCAACAGCAACGGGCTGGGCCAAGTTAGCAGTCGAAGGGCACAAAGCAGTCTGGTAGGTGCTGGCATTGTAAGTCACCAAAGAACCGATAGCGGTGCTGGCAACGCCCAGAAGCAGAACAAATTCGCCTTCGCCGTAAGTCGGGTCGAAAGCACGAATGGTCTGCCCCAAGGTCGCCGGCGGCGTGGGGATGGTAGTTACGGCGCCAGCGGGCGAGGTGTAGGAAATGCCGCTGTCAACAACGGCAATCGGGAAATAACCCGACTGCGGTTCAACAATAGTATAAGCCATGTGATGGTTCTCCCTTTAAGCGATGAGGACGCCCTGAAACTGGCCGCCCCCACAGGTGAGGTTGCCGGCCCAGCCGATGAGCTTCACGATAGCGTCCTGGTTGACTGCCTGACGTTCTCCGCCAATCGGAACAAAGTTACGATCAGAATGCGGACGGAAGTACAGGTACTTGCTGTTTAGGAAGTACATGCGAGCCGAGGTGGTCATGCCGATACCGCCGTCTAGCACCACGTCCGAAGCCATACCGGCGCCATAATACTTCAGCGAGGCAAAGCCAGCGCCAGCCATCGACGAACCGGAGTCCGAAATGCGCTGGATGGACTGCAACGACTGCAAATACAAGCGATAGTAGGTGTTGTCCGCAACGATCAGGTCGGGCTTGTCCGTACCACGGATAAGCTGAACGGCCAGCGCGTCCATGTACTGCTGGATATTCGAGGCAGTGACAGCGGAGCCGCCATTGGTCAAACCAGAGTACGAGACAGAACGCCAGAAGGTGCCAATGGTGGTCGAACGGTCAATGCCGCCATAGGTGCCAGTGGTCGCAACGTCAGGAACAGCGGCCTGAAGGCCGGTGATGTTCTTGCCGCTGTTGCCAGTGCCATCCAGGTAGATGTCGCCGCCGATGCGGTTGGCCAGCTGCGCCTCAGCAACGGACATACGGCCGTCCAGAAGGTCAATAATGGCCGCCTTGCCGCTGTTCTGGATCATTTCCAGGCCAGAAATCGACACGGCAGACGCATACTGCTGGATACCGAACTGTGCCGCACTGATGGGCGAGTTCTGGGACACGTTCAACACTTCAAAGCCGCTGTAGCTGTTGGTGTTGTTCGTGGTGGTATCATTATACATGATTTCCTGCAAAATCACGTTACCGCCAGAGAAAGTCTTGACGTTACCGCGGTCTTTCAGGCGACGGAGCAACGCATTGTTGTTCGTCACGTTATCAGCCAGTTCACCAGTACGACTCTGAATGTTTGTCGCAATGATGTCGCTGATGGAGCTATTGGCGAAAGCCATAGTCTATCCTTTCAGTTCATCAAAAGCGTTCATCTAAGCCCTCGAATTGTTCCGCGAGCCTTGAACGCCTATCTTGCGCTTTGGTAGTAGTCGCCGCTCCGGGTGTGGAACTTTTAACACTAACCGCTGCCGCCTTAGCTGCCTTCGCAGCCTTGTCAGCGACTGCTACCTTTGCCGATGTAGTCTGCGCTTGTCGGCGCGACTGCACGGTATTGAATAGCGTGTCGTCGAGGCGTACCGCCTTTTCATAGGCGTCTTCTAGATCCACTGCGAGGCCCTTTTGTAAAAGGTCAACCATCAGTGGTCGTGCGTCTTCAAAGAATTCCTTATTTGGCGCAAACTTGTTGATTTCTGCCAAAATCTGGTTTTCTTCCGCTGCCTGCTGGGCCTGCTGAAACGAGTTCAGTTGCCCTCTAAGCTGCGTAATTTCGTTCTGCACCGCATAGTATTCTGGTGCGGCGACAGGCTGCTGCTGCACAGCGGCGCCGTTAAGGTCGATGCCGTAGTAATGGGCGAGCTTCAGAAACTCCTGCTGTTTCTGTTCCTGGCTGCCATTGCGCAACGTGTGGTCAGTGTTCATCAGGCCAGCTACGGCCTGCATGGGGTCGATATTCATTCCCCGAATGGTGTTCATGTACGGCTCAATCGTCTGATTGAACCTGTCGGCAACCTCAGCCTTGGTCTTCAGCGGCTCGACGCCAGCCCGCATCTGCTCTTCGCGCTGGTAGGCATATTCCTGCAGCCGCGGGTCGGCCGACGCCCAGACATCGTGATAATCGCGCTTCCAGCTATTAGGCGGGCGCTTCCAGACGGGCTCCTCTACGGGGGCGGCTGGCTCTACGGGGGCCGCGGCAGCCTCATTAGAGGCCTCTGGCGCCTTGGCAAC